GCCGTTGCGGTTAAATTAGGTGATGCCAATGTGGGCGCTGCTGTGTTGCCGGTGTCTGGTACACCTGGCGACTTTTTGCTTCCTCCGTTGATGACAACCCCTGTTGTATTGGCTTGCCCTACCATACCCTTTTATGTTCGCATGATTGGCGTTGGTGCTGGCCCTTCACTTGTGTATGTAACACCTGTCGGGAATCAAAGTTAATATGTCTGACCCTGCTAAAACAGTAGATCAAAACATCCTGCCCGTGCAGGCTCTGTTTAATTTGGATAACACATTCAATACGTTTATTGGGCAGGGTCAGCCATTTTCCGCAACAATTAGCCCCAATCAGTCGGGCTTAAACATCACAAACAGCACGATTAACAGCACGACAATTGGAGCGACAACGCCTTCAACCGGCGTGTTTACCAATATTGCGACCACAACGGGCACGATTTCAACCGCCCCAGCAAGCGCAAACGATATTGTCAACAAAGCATACGCTGATGCGATTGTTCAAGGGTTAAATCCTAAAAACGCCTGCCAAGCGGGTACAACCATAAACATCACGTTGTCAGGACTTCAGACAATTGACACCGTTTCCCTTGTTGCTGGAGACTTGGTTTTAGTAAAAAATCAAGGTGCTGCCGCTGAAAATGGCCTTTATGTTGTATCGGCAACAGCGTGGACACGTTCCCCGCAAATGGATACATGGTCAGAAGTTCAAGGCGCATATACCCTTGTTCTTTACGGAAGCCAGGCCACAACCGGATGGGTCTGCACTTCAAGCAAGACCGGCACAATTGGCGTTACCGCAATAACGTGGACGCAATTTAATTCCGCTGGTTCGTACACCGCAGGCACAGGGTTAACCCTTGCTGGAAACACTTTTTCCATTACCAACACTGGAGTTACGGCGGCAACCTATGGTTCTGCTTCAATTGTTCCTGTTGTAGCGGTAAACGCTCAAGGGCAGATCACCAGCGCGACAAACACTACGATTGCCATTGCAAACACGCAAGTTTCGGGGTTGGGCACAATGTCCACTCAAAACGCAAACAATGTCGCAATTACGGGCGGGTCAATCACAGGAACGCCGATTAGCGGCTCTACAGTCGGTGGTAGCACTATCACCGCCTCAACTGAATTTAGCGGCCCTGGAACAAGTTTAACGGGCACTGCAAGCGGTTTATCCATTGGAGGCAATGCGGCTACCGCAACAACTGCCACAACCGCAACAACGGCGACCACCGCGACCACCGCGACAAACCTTGCAGGCGGTGCAGCGGGTTCAGTTCCATATCAATCGGCATCAAGTACGACTGCCATGCTTGGCATCGGAACATCGGGCCAAATCTTGTCGGTGGTTACTGGCTTGCCTGCTTGGACTTCCATATCAGGCGTGGCGGTAACGTCATTTAGCGCAGGAACGACAGGGTTTACCCCATCATCGGCGACAAATGGCGTAGTAACACCTGCAGGCACATTAAACACAACCAACGGCGGCACCGGCTTAACCACATTTACATCGGGCGGCGCGGTTTACGCTACGTCAACTTCAGCGTTAACCACAGGCACGTTGCCGGTCGCATCGGGTGGAACAGGGGTAACGTCAAGCACCGGAACGGGCAATGTCGTATTGTCCACCAGCCCCACATTTGTAACGCCTATTTTGGGCACTCCATCATCTGTAACCCTAACCTTTGGGACGGGTTTACCCTTAACCACAGGCGTGACCGGAACGCTGCCAATTGCGAATGGGGGCACAAATGCAACAGCAACTCCGACTGCGGGCGCGGTGGCGTATGGCACGGGTACGGCTTATGCGTTTACTGCGGCGGGTACTTCTGGCCAGGTATTAACGTCTAGCGGCTCGGGTACTCCAACTTGGTCAAGCCCAACGTCCGGCATTACGATTTCAGACGACACGACCACGGCGACTGCGCTTTATCCTTTATTTTCCACGGCGACAAGCGGCGTTGTAACCACGGAATACACCAGTTCCACAAAGTACAAATACACGCCTTCCACCGGCACTTTGGCGGTTACATCCTTAACCTTGACTAATGCGTTAACCGTGGCAAATGGTGGAACGGGCCTTTCATCCACTCCTGCAAACGGCGCATTGGACATTGGAAACGGCACAGGGTTTACCCGCACAACCTTGACCGCAGGCTCGGGCATAACAGTTACAAACGGATCAGGTTCAATCACGGTTGCATCAACAGGCATTACAACGGGTAAAGCCATAGCAATGAGCCTAATCTTTGGTTATTGAGGAATAAAAATGGCAAATCCTAATATCGTCAACGTCACTTCCATTTATGGAAATACGTCTTACCTTATTCCTAGCACCACAGGGGCAACCACTTGGACTGCGTTAACGCCTGCATCTAACACGGTTAACAAAATTGACAATATCGTGGCGGCTAACGTGACGGGCTCTGTTGCAGCGGTGACTGTTGCAATTAATAGTGCGGCGGCTGGCGCTGGCACAAACTATCGCATCGTCTATCAAATCCCAGTTCCTGTGAACGCCTCAATCGTTGTTGTGGACAAAAGCACGGCGTTTTACTTGGGTGAGGCCCAATCCATTGTGGTGACAGTTGGAACGGCAAACGCCATTGAATTAACCGCATCGTATGAGGCGATTACCTAATGTCTACCCGCTACAAAGGGTCAATTCTTTCGTCAACGGCGGCGACAAATACGTCATCCGCTGCGATTGGTATTTGGCGCTTGAATGAGGTAACGCAAGGATTGCAGGCGACTGCATGGCCTAAAGTTCAATTATTGGTTCAATACCTTGTTGTTGCGGGTGGTGGTGGCGGTGGTGGAACTTACGCTGCCGGTGGCGGTGGTGCTGGTGGATTTTTAACTGCCACAGGATTTTCTGTAAGTTTTGGTACTGCAATTACTGTAACAGTAGGTGCAGGCGGCGCAGGAGGCGCAAGCCTTAATGCTGGAACTAGTGGTTCAAATTCTGTTTTTTCTAGCATAACAGCCAATGGCGGTGGTGGTGGCGGTAATTATCAAACGTCTGTTGCAAATTCGTCTGGCACGGCTGCTGGATACGGAAAAGACGGGGGTTCTGGTGGCGGCGCATCAAATGGCCCTGGTTCTGCAAGAATTGGTGGATCAGCAGTTTCTGGCCAAGGAAATGCTGGAGGAAATGCAAACGAGGCTTCCCCTTATTTGGGTGCAGGCGGTGGAGGCGCAGGCGCTGCTGGCGCTGGCGGCACAGGATATGGAACAGGAACAGGAAACGGTGGAAATGGCACGGCATCATCTATAACGGGTTCATCTGTTACTTATGCGGGTGGTGGTGGCGGTTCTAAGTATTTGTCATACCCAGCAGGCGCTGGAGGCACGGGCGGTGGTGGCGCGGGTTCTGATGGATCAGTTGCTCCTGGCGCTGGCGGCACAAATCTTGGTGGCGGTGGTGGTGGTACAGAACGCAATGGTATTTATTTAACAGGCGGCGCAGGCGGTTCTGGCGTGGTCATTATTTCTTCTCCACAAGCGGCTGCATCTACCACAGGCTCCCCAACTGTTACCACTAGCGGCGGCAATACCATTTATACATTTACGTCCAGCGGGACAATTACATTCTGAGGTAAACCATGAGCCATTTTGCAAAAGTTGAAAACGGCATTGTTACGCAAGTAATCGTAGCCGAGCAAGATGTAATAGATTCCGGCGCGTTTGGCGATGGATGGGTGCAAACGTCTTACAACACTTACGGTGGTCAACATCCAGAGGGACACCCATTGCGAAAAAATTACGCTGGAATTGGGTTTACTTATGACATAACTAGGGATGCGTTTATCCCGCCACAGCCGTTTGCGTCTTGGACTTTGGACGAAAACACTTGCCTTTGGAATACTCCAATACCTTATCCTGATGACGGCAATCGTTATACTTGGGATGAGGCCACAACTTCTTGGGTAGCACTATGAGCACTTTAACTTTCCAAGCCGCCTCGGGTGGCGCAGTCAACCTTCTTGGCCCTAACATCTCGTCCACCGTAAACTTTACGCTTCCAAGTTTTGATGGCACAAGTGGTCAAACGCTTATCACCAATGGAAGTGGAACACTTAGTTTTACAAATCCTGGTGCGTATATCCAAAACGCAAATACTTGGACTGGTACGCAATCCTTTGTTGGTGCAACCACAAACCTTGCCGCAACTCTGACAAATGCCGCAGAGGTTGCCACAATTTCTGCCACCGCAGCAACTGGAACAATTAACTTTGACGTTACAACACAGTCAGTTTTGTATTACACAACAAACGCCTCGGGAAACTGGACGCTTAACGTTCGCGGGAACAGTTCTACATCATTGAATAGCCTAATGTCTGTTGGACAGGCTTTGACCATCGTGTTTATTGCTACGCAAGGAGCAACCGCCTACTATCAAAACGTGTTCAAGATTGACGGAACAACCATCACACCTAAATGGCAAAATGGAAGTGCTCCTGTTAATGGAAACGCAAGCGGCCTTGATGTGTATAGCGTTGCAATTATTAAGACTGCATCGGCGACTTATACGGTTTTGGAATCAATCACAAGGTTTGCATAATCATGCCACTCCTTGCCGCAACTGGTCTTTTAAGCCCGCATAGTTATGGGTTTACAACCGGCCCTAACTTTTCCGTTTTAATTGTTGGCGGTGGAGGTGGAAGTTCACGTTTAAGCGCAACTGGTTCTGCGCCAGGTGGAGCCGGTGGCATTATTTATTCTGATTCTTTGGCCCCATCATCAGGAACGTACACAATTACCGTTGGAGGTGGCGGTTCGGGGGTCGGCACTCCTACTAGCGGTAGTTCATCCTCTGCTTTTTCATTGACCGCAGGCGGTGGTGGAGGCGGTGGATATACTGGTAGCGGAAATGGATTGGCTGGTAACGCATCAAATGGTTCTGGTGGTGCAGCTCTTGGGGATCGTTTGCGACTCCCTCAAATGGCGGCGCAGGAAACGGAACAGGCAATGCGGGCGGCGGTGGAAACTTTGACTCAACAAACACAAGCGCAGGCGGTGGTGGCGGTGCAGGATCGGCAGGCGCAACATCTAGCGTTTACGGCGTAGGCGGGGCTGGTGGCAATGGCCTACCTTATGGGATCACAGGAACTGCGGTTTATTATTCTGGCGCAGGCGGTGGAAGCGGGACAGTTAGTTTTGGCGCTGATGGCCTTGGTGTCCTTGGTTATGGTGGCGGCGCTCAAGCGGATACTACTGGAACTACTGGTAACGACGGTAAACAGGGAATTGTCATTATTAGGACAAATAAGGCTGCTTCTGCAACCACAGGAAGCCCAACAGTTACCAAAGTCGGTTCATTAAATGTTTACCAATTTACATCATCAGGGTCTATCACATTGTGATTACCAGTTGGAAAATCCTAGATATATCAGTTGAGGGAAAAGTAATTACCCGCGCCAAGTATCACGTTTTGGCTACGGATGAGACAAATGAAGTAGAAACAGAAGGAATTTGGGAGTTTGATCGGTTCAATCCGACCACTCCATACGCCGAAGTTACCGAAAAACAGGTGATTTCATGGATCAAAGACGGTGCTACGCAATTTGGGCAAAATGTAATAGAATCACGGCTAGAGGAACAATTGGCGCTTCTCAGTAAGTCGAAATCTGTTGTGCCTCCGTGGAAACCGCCTGTGTTTACCTTGGAGCAGCAATGGCACAGCCAATCGACATAGTATCAAGAGCATTAAAAGACATCGGAGCATTAGAGGCCGGCGAAACGCCTACGCCTGATGCGGCGCAGGATGCGTTTGATATGCTCAACGATATGTTAGATCAATGGTCTAACGAAGATATGATGGTCTACAACTTCACGGAAATCATTTTCCCCGTGACAAGTGGACAAATCCAATACACCATCGGCCCAGGCGGGACAATAGGCGCAAGTTTTACCGGCTCAATCTCTGGCAACATCTTGACGGTAACCGCTATTGCCTCGGGCGCTGTTACGCTAAACCAAACCCTGACCGGCACAGGAATCACCCCTGGAACAACCATTGTGTCGTTTATCGGTGGTTCTGGTGGTGATATTTTGGAAGCGGGAACGTATCAAGTAAACATCCCGCAGACCGTGGCAAGCACCACAATCTCAGGTTTTTACCAAAAGCCTTTGCGCGTCAACTCTGCATTTGTGCGGATTAACACCACATCCAACGGTCAACCCATCCTTGGCGGTGGCCTTGACTACCCCGTGGCGGTGCTGACCCTTGACGACTATTCTTTGATCGGCCTCAAGACCCTTAACGGCCCGTGGCCCAAGGCTTTGTACTACAACCCTGGCGACACATTGGGAAATCTGAGCGTTTGGCCCAATCCGTCCCAAGGTGAAATGCACTTGTTTACGGACACCATTTTTGCACGATTTACCACAATGTACGACATCATGCGAATTCCGCAAGGCTACGTTAATGCGCTGCGCTGGTGTCTTGCAGAACGTCTAATGCCTATGTATGGCAAAGCCAGCCCCGTGCAAATTGGCATGATTTCCAAGTTTGCAGGCGAGGCTAAAGCGACCATTAAACGCACTAATATGCGCCCGCAAATGGTTTCGCGCTATCAGGATGCACTACTTACCGGACGTTCTAAAGATGCCGGCTGGATTTTGACCGGCGGCTTTTTGCGTTAAAGGACTGTCATGCCCGAATTCGGATTTGTCGGCCCAAGTTACGAAGCGCCCTCGATTTATCAAGAATCGCAGGAGTGCATCAACTTTTTCCCCGAAATTGACCCGTTAAAAGAAGGCGGCGTTCGGGGCGTTGTTGCGCTTTATCCGACCCCAGGGTTAACCCTAGAGGCGGTGCTAAACAATGCCGAAGTGCGCGGCTTGCGTACCTTGTCAGGCGGTAGCCAAATGGTTGCGGTCTGCGGCTCCTACGTTTACGTCTTTACTTCAAACCTGTCGGCTACCGTGGTCGGCATTCTCAATTCGTCCTCGGGGCGTGTTGGCATCTCTGACAACGGAATAAACGCTTACATTGTGGATGGGGTCTATCGGTACACATGGCGCATTTCCAGCCCCGCAAACGCCGTTTTCACGGGTTCTATTAGCGGCACAACCCTAACGGTTACCCAAGTAAGTAGCGGAACAATTACGGCTCATCAATCTTTGACCGGCATCGGCATCACGGCAGAGACTGTGATTACCGCCTTGGGCACGGGTACAGGTGGAACAGGCACTTACACCATCAATCTTTCCCAAACCGTAGCAGCAGAAACAATGACTTCTGCTGCGGTTGGCGCTCGGTTTACGGCGACTATTGCAGGAACAACCCTTACCGTGTCCGCAGTAGCAAGCGGCACAATTTACCTTGGTCAAACAATCCAAGGTGTAGGTCTTACCGTTGGGACAATCATCACCGCATTGGGCACAGGCTCGGGTGCGACAGGCACTTATACAATCAGCACGGCGCACACCATTGTGACCGGCATAACCATGTATGCGCTGAATTTCAGCGTTTTGCCAAGTTCTGATGGTGCGTTTAGTGGCGGCACATCAGTGGACATTGTGGACAATTATTTCGTCTACAACAACCCAGGCACACAACAATGGGGATCGTCTAATCTATTAAGCCCAATTTCCACGTCCACATCTTACGCGCTCAAAGATGGTGCGCCCGATAAATTGGTGGCCTTGATTGTTGACCACCGCGAAGTTTATTTGATGGGTGAGGCATCCTCCGAAGTTTGGACGGATGTGGGCGCAGTTCCCTTCCCTTTCCAGCGTATTCCTGGAACGTCCACCCAGCACGGTATTGCTGCCCAATTCTCTGTCGCCCGCCTTGGCAATTCATTTGCCTACGTTTCCCGCAACAATCGCGGACAAGCGCAGATCATGCAAATGCAAGGGTATATCCCACAAAGGATTTCAACCCATGCGGTGGAGAATACCTTAACGAATCAATACATAGATGATGCTATTTCGTACACCTACCAATTGGAAGGGCACGAAATCTACGTTACGACATTTCCGACTTTGAATCTGACATGGGCTTATGACGCAACCACATCCATGTGGCACAAATGGCTCGGCATGGCCTCTGATGGCACTTATATGCGGCATTGGAGCAATTGCTCTGCATCGTTCCAAGGTTTGGTTTTAGTTGGCGATTACTCCAACGGAAAAATCTATTCCTTGAGCAAACAGAACTACACCGACAACGGCACAAACGTGCGCAGATTGCGCCGTGCGCCTCATTTGGTGACCGACTTTCAGCGCCAATACTTTGACGAACTGCAAATCCAGTTTCAACCTGGCGTTGGAACTACAGGCTTGTTTGTCCCGCAGATTTTGTATTCGCGCACAATATTGTTGCAAACGCCTTACACAATCACAAGTACGGCAATTCTGACAATACCGTTTGACCAGCAGGACATTATTGGCGATTCAATCCCTTTTGATTCCACGGTTACAACAACTAACCCCAAGGCTATGCTGCGCTGGTCTAATGATGGTGGTTCTACTTGGTCAAAAGAGTATTGGGTCAGCATCGGACAATTGGGCCGGTTCAAGAATCGTGCGATTTGGCGGCGTTTGGGCATGGCCCGTGATCGAGTGTTTGAGGTGTCAATCTCTGACCCTGTGAACGCTGTGATTGTGTCTGCCAACCTTAAATCATCGGCTGGAGAAAATTAATGGCGCTTTCCAATACGCAACAAATTAATCCGTATCCTCAGTCGGAGTTTTTGGACGCGAACACAAAACGCCCAACTCGAGCGTGGCAACAGTTTTTTCTCAATTTGCTTAATTTTTCAAGCGCAACCACGGCAACCGCAGGTTCAGCAACCTTGCCCGCCAACCCAGTCGGATTTATAAACGTGACCGTTAACGGCAACGCTTATAAAATTCCGTACTACAACGTGTAAGGACAAGAAAATGCCTAGAAGTTCTGATTTTGTAGCGCCAATTACTGCGCAAGTAGTAACTCCAAAAACCATAAGTGCGGCAGATTTTGTCACGCCTTCTTGGGTAAAGAACGCTCGTCAAACCATTGGAACGGACGTAGAGCCGGTGTATCCAATGCGCACCGTTCATGGTGGCAATCAAGAGCCTGACACCAGTGCGGCCCCTATTGGGTATCGTTACGATAACGGAAAAAGCCAATATCAGTATCTTGACTTGGCTGGAACTCCTACCAACTTGGTAAACCGTGGCAACCTTGGCGAAGCAATCAAAACGCTTGCTCCAATTGGGTTGTCAATGATTGGCGCTAACTTCCTTGGCCCCGCCCTCAATGATTTGTTTGGCCCTGCTGCTAGTGATTTGTTTGGCGCAGGAGGCGGTGAATTTGGCGCAGGCGCTGGTGATGTGTTAAGCGGCGCTGGTACTGATGTTGTTACTGGAGGTGGTCTAACATCAGGAACTGGTCTTTCGTCAATGGGCGGCGGTACAGGATTGACCGGCACGTTGGGTGCAACTGGTGCAGACTTAACTGGCGCAGGTTTAACCACTGGCGGTGCAGGTGTTGCTGGAATGGGCGGCGGTACAGGATTAATTGCTGCATTAAATACTGGTGGACTTGCTGGTGACGCATTAACAGCCGGAGGAGTCGGCGTTGCGGGTATGGGTGGTGGAACTGGATTAACTGCATTGTCAAACCTTGGCGGCGATGCTGGCAGTTCTTTAACCGCAGGCGGCACTGGTCTTTCATCAATGGGTGGAGGCACGGGTTTAACTACTGCCGGTGCTGGAGGTGGTACTGTTGGCGCTGGAGGTGTTACCGGAGCAGGCGGCACAGGAACATTGGTTGGAGGCGAAGGTGTTATTTCTGGTGCTGATGCCGCTGCAAAAGCCGCCGCTGATGCAAAAGCCGCCGCTGATGCCGCTGCTGCTGCGGGAACTGCTGATGCTGCCGCTAAAGCCAAGGTTGCCGCTGATGCAAAGGCCGCAGCAGATGCCGCCGCTGCCGCAGGTGGTGGCTCAAGTCTTTTAAAATCATTGACAGATGCAACCGGCCTTAGTGGAACGCAACTTGCGGCCTTGTTGTCAGGCGCAGTAGGCGCAGGCAATGCTGCAAACCTAACCAGCGCAATCAACACTGGATTGGACGCTACAACCGCAGCAAATACAGCCTCGCAAGGCGTACTGAAAGACATTTACAACCAGCAACTAGGGTTTCAAAAGCCTTATCAAACAACTGGAACTAATGCCCTAAGTCAACTTGGTGCGCTTGGGACGGGTCAGTATCAGCAATACGACCCCGTTACAGGACTGCCCACAACAATGGGCACAGGCTCTGGCTATTTGCAGCACCAATTTGATGCCTCAGACTTAGCCAAAGGGTTAGCGCCTAACTATGACTTTATGCTCCAACAAGGGCAGATGGCAAACCAACGTGCTGCAAACGTTGGCGGTGGTGCGTTGTCGGGCAATACGTTGCAAGGCTTGAATAAGTACACGCAAGACTATGCAGGAAACGCCTATCAAAATGCGTTTACAAATTACCAAAATCAACGTCAAAACATTTACCAAAATTTGTCAGGATTGGCGGGAATGGGTCAAACCGCAAACACTGGCGCACAGGCTGCTGGAACGTCTTACGGCAAAGGCACAACTGATCTGCAAACCGCATTGGCTAACGCACAAGCAGCGGCAGCAGTTGGTAAAGCCCAAGCGCTTGCGGGGGGCACAAGCGGCCTTGCAAACTCCACATTCCTTGCGTCTTTACTTGCTCCCCCGAAATAAGGATTAGATATGGCAGACTCTTTCACAGGCTACACCAATCTTGCCATGCCGCAAACGTCACTTGCGGACATGATGAACATGGCATCGGGTGTGCAGCAATACCAGCAAGCGCAACAGATGAATCCTTTGGCGTTACAACAGCGCCAACTTGAATTAAAAAAAGCGCAGGCAATGTTTAACCCTGACATTGCCCGCGCACAAGCGGAATCTGAACGCGCACGGACAGAGGCAAACGTTGCTGCTGGTACTGCCCAGCCTCGCGTTAGCGCAGCAGAAAGTGAATCAAAAATCAAAAAGATTCAAGAATTAAAAGAATTTCAATCTAATGCTGCGCGTCAATTGCTTGGCCTTGCAACTAAAAAAGACCTTACGCCTCAAGACATTGAAGATTCCATGACCAAAACCCTAAAGGATAGCGGTGCTGGTGATGATGCAATTAAACAATCAACGGCGCAAATCCCTAAAACTGGATCGCCTGCTGAATTGCAATTGTGGGTTGGTCGTAATGGTCTGCAATCGTTGGAGGCATCGGCGCATTTAGACAAGTTATACCCAGCGGCGCAAATATTAAGCACAGGAGCAGCAAATGTTCCAACAACGGCAGGAAGTTATTTATCTGTTCAGCAACCAGGCCAGCAAATTGGCCCTGGCGTTGAACGTCAATTGTCGCCCGAAACAACTGTTGCAGGCCCAACAGGAGCAACTACTTATCTTGGCCCATTGTCGCAGCGTCAAAGTGGCCTTGTGCAAGCCGGTGTTGGCCCAGCAACCACAAACTTGCAAACAAAACTTGGAGAAACTTTAGGCTCAGATTGGACTGCAACATCGCAAAAAGCAAGTGAAGCGCCTCAGAGAATTGCCATATACCAAAACATCAAGAAACTTATCCCAGAATCGTACACGGGTGCATTGGCTGAGAAAAAGCAGTTTGTGGCTAATCTTGCTCAGTCAATTGGAATTCCTTTCAACGAATTGGAAAGCGCATCCACAGACGAACTGGCAAAGAACACCAAACTACTACAACTTGCTGGTGGGAACACGGATGCTGCCCGAGGCTTGGCTGAGTTGGCAAGCCCTAACACCAAAATGACCAAAGAGGGTATGGTGCGGGTCACTAACCAATTAATTGGGCAAGAACAATTTAACACTGCAAAAGCCAATTTCTTGCAAGGTGCTACAGGCGATCCTGTTGCATATCAAAACAAACTCTTACAATGGCAAAACGCTGCCGACCCACGTTTCTTCCAAGAAATGTCTCAAATGGAAGCGCAAAATATGATGAATGCAATGAGCCCAGCGGAAATTGCTGCATTGCGTCAAAAACGTGCATTGGCTAAACAACTTGGGATTATTCGATAATGCCTACATTTGCCGATTTCCTTGATTCAAGCCAGCCAAGTGCTGCGCCTAGTTCTGCGCCGCCTGCAAAAAAAGGTGGTCAGTTAACCAAAGAGGCAATGCTTGGTTATAACGACCTTGCGGAAAGATTGAGGCAATTTCAAGCGGTCACAAAAGACATAAAGCCTGGAACTGACACATATCAAAGAAATATGGCAGACATTGCTGAAGCGCAAAAAGCAATGCAGCAAGCCGGTTTATCTACTATGGAAGCACCAGCCGCCCCGCAAACAGGCACATTTGCCGACTTTCTTGATATGCCTGCTGTAAGCGGTGGAAGTGGTCGTGGTGGTCAAGGAGGCCCAACGGCAGCGGAATTGCAGGCTTATCAACCCAAGCCTCAAGGAATGGTGGCTCAAGCCTTCCAACGCGCATTTCAAATGAAACAACGCGCACCAGGCGAGATTGCATCGGCGCTTGATGTTGTTGGTAATATCCCGTCCGCAGTAGCGGGAACGGTTGGTTATGGTGCTGGTCGAGTGTTTGGTCTAAGCCCAGAGGAAGCCACGGCAGCATCCCAACCTGTTGCCCAAGCCTTGGCAAACCCTGTTGGTCGGTTGACAGGCACGGTTGGAGCGCCTGGTTACCAAACGTCATTACCCAGCCAAGCAATGCAAGCGGTTGGCGGCGTAATTGCCCAAGGCGCAGAGGCAGCAGGCCAGCGAACAGGGATTAGCCCTACTGACATTGAGCAAGGCGTTAACGCTGCAATGATGGCCCTTCCTGCGAGTATTAAACCTGTCAAGGCTGGTATTGCCAAGATCAAGTCGGCTTTGCCTGAGTACACGTTTGAAGCGGTAACACCTGGTTCCGTAGGCGCGGCAGCAGTTCCAACTGAAATGACAATCAAGGCGGCATTGGCAAACGCCAGCCCCGATTTACAAAAAGCGGTCAGCAATATCCCGCCAAACAAAGTCAACGTTCCTGTCCTACAGCGTCACATTGAGGCAGATTCATTGCCCGAGCCGGTGCGCCTTACCAATGGACAGGCTACGGGTGACGTTAGCCAATTGTCTATGGAGCAAAACAGCAGGGGTGCAGACCCTCAAATGGCTGCGCGTCTTAATGAGCAAAATGGACAACTTATTAAAAACATGGATGCAATTCGTGAGATTGCTGCTCCTGACGCTTATGGTACAAAAACCATAGAAAATAGTGATGCGCTAATTGACTCATACAAAAAAATTGATGATGTGCGTAATCAAAACATTAATGCAAAATTTAAAGCATTACGCGATGCTAATGGCGGTCAATTTCCAATTGATGCTCCAACATTGTTAGAAAACATTAATAAAAAACTTGGTTCTGAATTGTTGACTGACGATGCACCAGCAGGACAAATGGCGGCCATAAAAAGAATGGCAGAATCTGATTCAATGACTCTTGAAAATTATTTGAGTTCTCGCCGAAATCTTAGCAATATTTCTGCAACTGCTGCTGAAGGCCCAACGCGCATGGCTGCTAAATTTATGGTTCAAGAACTAGACAATTTACCTTTACAAGAAAGTGCAAAACGAGTTAAGCCGTTGGCTGATGAGGCTAGAAGCGCTGCTAGGGAACGATTCCAAATGCTTGAAAAAGACCCAGCGTATGATGCTGCGGTTAATAATTCTGTGCCGCCTGACAAATTCATTGATAAATTTGTTGTCAATGGAACACGCGACAACGTGAAAACCATGATTGACCAATTGGGACGCGACTCTGTTTCTCACCAGCACATGAGCGCAGGCACGTTAAATTGGCTGCGTGAAAAATCAATAGATGGTCAAGGCAACTTTTCGCAAGCAGCCTTTAACAAAGCCCTCAATCAATTGGACAAATCTGAAAAATTAAACCTTGTTTTTAACCCTGATGCATCGTCTACGTTGAAAACATTGGGCAATGTTGCACATTACACCCAAGCGCAACCAAAAGGCGCTTTTGTAAACAATTCCAATACATTGGTCGGCGCAATGGCTGAACGTGCAGCAGGGGGCTTAGAAACCCTTGGAAACGTTGTTGGTGGTGGCAAGGTTGGATTACCACTTGGAAGCATGGTTCGTGGGCAAGTTCAAAAATTCAAAGCAGGACAACGAACTAAAAAAGCACTTGAGCCAGCCGCTGGCATTACATACATAAAGGACATTGGAAATGGCAGTTAATCTATCCCCCATCGGTAACGGATTCCAGTTCTTTACCACCACAGGAATCCCCTTAAACGGGGGATATATCTACACCTACCTTGCAGGCACCACAACCCCTGCGGCGACTTACACATCGTCGGCGGGAACGGTTGCAAACACCAATCCAATCCAGTTAGGCACGGACGGACGACCACCGCAAGAGATATGGTTAACCGCTGGCTCTAACTACAAATTCACATTGACCGATTCGGCGTTTAACGTCATTCAGACATACGACAACCTGTACGGAATCATTGGGACAACATCGGCGGTCAGCGCAGTACCGGCTGGCGGCATCATTATGTGGTCTGGAACAATTGCTTCTGTCCCATCTGGCTATTACTTGTGCGATGGTTCTAATGGCACTCCCAATCTCAAAGATTCCTTTGTTGTAGGCGCTGGCAATACTTACTCTGTTGGTAATACTGGCGGTTTTACTTCATCGGTTACAAGCAGCGTTGGCACTAACCTTCCAACTTTTTACGCACTTGCATTTATCCAAAAATCATGACACCCGATTCTTTTGATCCTATTAAATACGGCGTTTTGTGGGAGCGCGTTCAAAACTATGAGCGCCGCTTTGATGAAATGTCAACCAAGATTGATAAACTTGAAGCCTCCATAGATCGTTTGCTAGAAATGGCGGCGCAAGGCAAAGGCGGGTTTTGGATGGGTATGACTATTGTTTCTGCCTTGGGTAGTGTTGCTGGTTACTTTTTGCATTGGTTTAACAAGGGCTAGTTTGTGTTAAATGCGCTTGTTTCTCTTAATCTTTTTGATGCTGGTAACAGTGTCGGCTGCAGAGGACAGGCTAATCCTTTCGGCAACCCCGCCGGAGAAAATAGAGAAGCCCAAACCGGTACAGGGCTGTTCAATACAAGACTTGTATGTGATTGCATGGACGGTACACGATCCTATGGAGCGCCGTGTAGCCATGCTGGATTGGCTGGATAAAAAT